GAATCAAACTTGCGTTTTACGGCATTCACCTCCGTGGTGCGGATGTACTGGTTTTTCTCGTTCGTTGCCCCCTCGTTTTGCACCAGGACCATGGTCTGGCCAATTCGCGGAAGTTCGGCCTCCAGAGTCTGCAAGATTTGCACGGCACGCTGGCCTGCGATGTGGTTCTCCAGCAGCATTCCACCCCACATCGGGCCTTTAGTCAGGTAACTCTCTACCCGGGCCGATGCGGCATCGCGCCGGTCAAAGGTGTCGCGCGTGGTAAACAGCGTGACGCTCACATTGGGGTCTGCCGGAGGCTCGGAGACGATGATGTTGCTGCCCATATAGGTGTCGGTATCGGTGGTTTGCACGGATACGTGCAGCTTGCGCATGTTGACGCGTCCACCGGCACGGTCCAGCTCACTGATGTCAGGGAAGATGGCGTTGGAGACACCATCGGCAATGATGGTGGCCGTGGGGGCTCCGCCGCCCTCTGGCACATCGTCCATCACTTGGGATGCGACCAGTTTGATGTCGCCTGCGAGGATCGTCATGGGTTAAATCTCCAAAAATCGTAATGTCGGCACATACCAGTCGTCGCTGGCAATCGAGCCGTCGGCATAAAACAGCACCGGCAGGCCCTGCAGGGCACCGCGTTCGTGGTCAAAGGTGACGCTACGCGCCGTACCGCGCAAGGTCAGCGTGAGCACAATGCTTGCGGTTTGCGCCCAGGCATGGAGCTGATCCACCAGGGCGCGGGTGCACCAGGTGCGGTCCTCACTACCCTCCAGGCTGATGGGTCGCCCAGCCTGCTTGACGCCCTCCTCAATCAGCAGCGCGCCCGTGGTGGTGTAGGTCTTGGTCTGCTCCACTGGGCTCCAGGTGTACTCGTCAACCCAGTTCATGGCGTCGGGCAAGGTCACACTGGTGCTAGTGAGGGTGTGGGTAAGGGTGATGGACATGGCACTGGGTTAGCCGTTGGATGACAGCTTTGCGAACTGCAACTGCTTGATAACGGAGACAAGGTTTGCCGAATCAGCACTGGACGCAACCCCCACCGACGTGGACTTGCCAGCGATATCGAACCGGTGAGTGATGGTGGATCCAGGGGCGGCTTGCTTGATCGCCGGTGTTGCTTGAGATGCTGATGGGGCTTGAGATGCCGGTGTGGCTTGCGATGCTGGTGTGGAGACCGGGGTGCTGGGCGAGACTTGAAGGGCGGGGGTGGCTACCGATGCGCTGCCATCCGCACGCACTTTCGATCTCGCGTTCTCCAGCACCATCGAATCAATGGCTTTGGTCAACTTGTCCATCCAGCGCTCACCGGGCTGGGTATACATCTCATTGACCTGTTGCGACCCTTTGTACATCGTGCCTAGCTCAAGCGCCTGTTTGTCGGTCAGGCCCTTTTCTTTCCCCATATCAAAAATCGCACGCTCTGAGTAAATAGGGTTGCCTGATTCAACGCGGCGCTTGCCCTGGTCATCGAGCGCAAAGCCCTCGCCGTCGCGGTTGAGGCGCTTGTTCTCCAGGTCGATGGCGCGCTGCCTGAGGTCATTGGCCTTTTCCTGGGCGCTGATGCTGCGCTCCTGCGCGGCGTTTTCCCGCTCCAGCGCAGCGGTCACGTCGTCAATGGCGCGCTTTTTGCCGTGCAGCGAGTCGGTAGCTTTGTCAATGGCAGCAGCGGCTTCGGCCTGGGTCTGCACCACCATCTTGCCCTCTGCATCAAAGCTCACGGCCAGGCCCTTGACCGCAGCCTCCTGCTTGAGCAGCTCTTGCGTGGTGTTGCGCTGCTCGCTGCCCACGCTGCCCGACGCGGCTATGGCCGACTGGGCGTAGGTGGTGAATGCCGCCTTCAGCGTCTCCAGGCTCGCAGCAGAGTCGCTCTTGACCTTGTCCCAGGCGGCCGCGTTGGCGGCTGAAATCTTATTCAGCTCTTCCGGGGTTTTAAGGCCCAGCTGGTGGTAACCGTCCTCCACCGTCTTGATTGCTGCCGCTCCTTGCGCCATCGAGCTGACGATCGCCTTGCCGGTGCTGTCGGTCTGAATAGCCACCTTGACCATGGCTCCTTCCACCTTCAGCGCCTCGGTGGCCACCCCGCCGTTCGCCGCGATCGCCTTCTCTGCATAGGCCTTGAAGCCATCCTGCAACTCCCGCAGGCTTGCTTTGCCGCTGTCGCGCATGGCGTCGTATGCGTCTTTCGAAGTTTTGGCGATGCTCTTCAGGCTTTGATCACTGGTTACACCCAGGCCCTTCATCGCTTCAGCCAGGCTATTGATGCCGGGCCTTGCCTTGTCCAGGGCGTCTTTCAGCGCAAGGGCTTTCTCACTGGCAGAAGCCAGCAGCGCATCCACAGCCGGTTTTGAAAGCTCCCCAGCATTGCCCATGGCCACTATCTGTGCGCGCACCGCATCAATGGCCTTCTGACTTACTGCCGTGTCGATACCCTTGCCAATGCTGGTGGCCAGTGCCAGAGCGGTGTCTGCGCCTTGCGCCTTGAGCCGGTCCAGCCCGGCGATGATGACCTCGGTGTCGTTGATGGCACTGGCACTGGCTTTGCCCATGCCGCCACTGATGACATCCATGTCCAGCCCGGTGCGCCGCACGGCCTCTTGCAACTGAGCGCCAACTACCTGCTCAAAGCGCTTGGCCTCATTGCCCGCTGCAGCCAACGCTTCGCGCGCCTTGTCCTCAAAGACCTTGAGGTCTTTACCACTCAAGCCCCGCGCCATGGCGGCCTCCAGGGCAATACCGGCCTTTTCGGCCTCCCGGGCGATCTCGTCCAGACCCTGCTTGAAACGCATTCCAAACACCGCGAGATCTTGCCCCTTGAGCGCATCGGCCCAGGTGGCCTGAAACTCTGTGGCGCTAATCTTGCCCTGCGCAACCAGCTTGTCCAGCACACTGGCGGCAGACCGAATACCCGGCACGTTGGACAAATCAAAGTCCTTGCCAATGGCCTTGATGGCGGCGCTGGCGCTATCGCCCTTGGTGCGCATTTCGTCAAACTTGACCACCAGGTCGCTGCCCGCCTTGGTCAAGCCAAAGGTGCGGTCCTGCGCCTCTTGCGTGGCGGCGGCCTGTTTTTTTCGGGCGGCGGCGTTCTCTTGGGCGGCCAAGGCCCCGCGTTTGTCCGCATCCTCCAGTTCTTTGGTGCGGTCTTTGGCGCCCATCAGCTTGGCCGCCCACTCACCAATGGCAGTGCCGTATTCCTTGAAGTGGAAAGCAATGTCAAGCGCAATCAATGGGGCAGCCGCTTTAGCTAGCATGCCAATGGCGCTGCCAGCTAGCCCGGCGGCACGGGTGAACACGCCCACGGGCGTAGCTGCCTGTTCAAACTTGACGGCCACATTGGCCGCGCTGGTGGCCGCACCACCCAGGCCCTTGCCAAGCTCGGACAGAGCCAGCGCGTTGCCCGTGAGCGCCGGTGCCTGCTTGGCAATCGCCATGCCAAAGCTGTCATAGGCAATGGCACTGCTGGCAGCGGCAGCGGCATTGGCCCGGGTGGCTATGGTGTTGGCCTCTTTGGCTACTGTGTTGGCAGCGGTCTGCACCGTGGCCGCCGTAGTGGCGCTGGCATTGGCCGTAATGGCGGCGCTGGCGCTTATCCAGTCCTGCGCCATGCTCAGCAGCTTCATGGCCCCCATCACCTGCCCGGTGTGGATCATCACCGTGGCCACACTGCTCAGGTTGCCTGCCAGGCCATCTATCAGCCCTGCAAGTTTGGCGGTATAGCCCCCAGCCTTGTCGGCCTCGCCCACATAGGCGGTAAAGGCGGTGGTCAGGTTGGTCATGGCCCGCCCCACCGTGGCGGGCAGCTTGCCAAACTCGGTGGCCACCGCGTCACTCTGGCTTTGCATCGCCTTGATCACCGTGGCACTGGTCAACTGCCCGGCCTCGGCCATCTTGCGCAGCTCACCGGTGCCCACGGCCAGGCCATCGGCCAGTGCCTTCGCCAGCCGGGGGCTTTGCTCCATGATGCTGTTGAACTCATCGCCCCGCAGCACCCCGCCTTGCAGGCCCTGCACCAGCTGGGTGATGGCAGCGCTGGATGCCGTGGCGCTGGCTCCGCTGAGCTGGATACTCTGGTTGATCGTCTCGGTGAGTTTGAGCGCCTCAGCCTGGCTTATGCCCAAACCCTTGCCTGCCTCAGCCAGCTTGGTGAACAGCAGGCCGGTTTCTTCCACCGCGCTATTGGTGCGCCGGGCCACCTCAAACACACCGGCAAACGCCGCGTCAAACGCCTGGCCCTCGCCCGTTACCAGTTTGATTCGCGCTTCCAGGTTCTTGTAACTATCGGCCAGGGCAGAAATGTCTTTCGCCCCCTGCAACCCGGCGCCCACTCCCACCAGGGCCAGCAGCTCGGTCTTGGCGCTGGCCAGCTGGGTCGAAACAGACTCCAGACCGTCGCGCAGCTTGCCTGAAGTGGCAGTGAAGCCCTGGGCGGCATTGTTGGCCTGCCCCAGCCCGCCAGCGGACGCACCCGCCTGCTGGGCCAGCTGCGCAGCCGAGCCCGCTGTGCCCTCCAGCTTGCTGCCCAGTTGCGCCACCCCTTCGGTGCCAGTAACATGGGCAACTACCGCAATATCAACCTTGTTGTCAGCCGCCATGCAACCCCCCCGTCGTTTAAGTTATGTCCACATAGCGACCGTCATTTGCTGGTGCTTCCTGCTCACCGTGTTGGCACTGGTGGGCTGGGACCATGTCACCACGCGGGGCACGTGGCTGCTGTGGTTCATTCCAGCCTGCGGCGCCCTGTTGGTCCTGCTCAGCCGCAAACCGTGGCTTGCTCTGGCGCTGTACCTAGGGCTGCGCTGACGCTCAGGCCAGCATCACCCGGAAATACTGGCTGATTCCAACCCCGTTCTTGCTCGTATCCGCCAACACCTCGGCCTCTACCTGCAAGTCGGCAAACTTGTCGCCCAGCAGACTCAGCGCCTTGGTGGGGCTCAGCTGCGCCTTGTAGATATCCACAATCACCGGCTTGCCGCTGTTGGCCTCATTCAGCCCTTCAAAGTGCAGCTCCAGCAGAATGGACGCGCTGGTCATGGCCTCCACCTTGTCATAGGCGGCGTACGTGTAGTCCACCTTCAACGCCTGCGCGTCGGCAATGGCCCCGCTGGCAATGATGTAAATGCCACCTGCGCGCACCTCGTAGTCGGTGTTGGCCACGTAGGTCGGTGTGCCCGTGGTGTGCGACACCGTCACCGCCGTCGGGTTGGGGTGCAGCAGCGGCACAATGGCGCCCTTGTGACCCACCACCGCTTCGTCCACCACGCTGGCCCCTGCGACAGCCGTCTCAGTGCCAAACACGGCCCGCGCCACGTTGGTCTTGTTCAGGTCGTTCAGGGTCATTTGCAGCGTCGCCTCGCTAATGCGGCTCACGCTGGAATAGGTGCCTCCACCGGGCTTGCTAAAGTCTTTGAGCTTTTGCTTGTCCTCCTTCACTGCCAGCTCCAGCTTGCTGGCATTGCCCAGCTCCATCAGGCCTGCGGTGCTGCCCTGGGCGCGGGCGTAAATTTTGCCGGAGCCAAGGTAGGGGTAATAAACGGTATCAGTCATCGTGTTGCTCCTTCGGGTTAAAAATCAGGTGTTACTCAGTGCCAACTCGGCCACAAAGGCCAGCGGCAGGTATGCAAATCCGTTGCTAAAGCCAGCGCCCGGGCCTTCTGCCAGGCGCAGCGGCTTGCTCGCACCGGCGGGCCTGAAGCCCATCAGGGCTGCAGCTATGCGAGCGGCTATCAGGCCCGCATCGGTACGGGCTGCTGCGCCGCTGCGCAGGTTCTTCATGTTCCTGGTGGCCACCGTTGCCAACCAGGTTTGCTCCAGGCGCGCGGCACCGCCATCGCTGCGGCTCTCCACAATGCGGTAGCCGTGGTACACCAGGTGCACGGCCGGGGTTACCTGCGTGGCCTCGGTTACACCCGCCAGGTCTGCAGCCGCCAGCACATGCACCTTTGGCGTCAGGTCGGCCAGCTGGGCGGCCAGGCGCTCCATCAGGGGCAACTCCAGCAGCATCAGGTTGTCAATCATGCGAAGCCCCGCATGCTGTCGTCGGTGATCTGACGCGGGCTGAATGCGTGATGCGCCGTCTCTACACCGGCCACATCCAGGCCTTGCGCGCCGGGCAGCACTACGTCGCCGCTCGACAACCGCTTGAGAAGGCTCACACAGTCCTCATACCGCTGCCGCACCGTGGCTGGCACACCGTCGTCATACAGGCGGTAGCGTGTGATGTCAGCCGCCAGGCGCACCAGCAATATGGGGGTGCTGGCCAATGGCAGCGCATATCGGGTGCCAAGATATGAATCGATTTCGGCATCCGCATCCACCAGCGCGCGGTCCAGCACCGCCTGGTCGACCACCCCAGCGTCCGACCTATCGGTACGCTGCACCAGCTCAGGCTCTCCGAACTGTGCAACCATGGCGGTCAGCGTGGCGTAGGTCATAGGGGCCTATCAGGCGTGCACGTGCCTGACGATTTGCATCTCAAACAATTGCCCTGCTGCCGTGGTGCTACCCAGCGCTCGCCCGCAATGGTCGGCAAGGGTGCCAACGGCGCCACGGCCAGTGCCGTCAACAGCCGGCTTCACGTAGTCACCAAAGGCAATGGCGGCACTGCACTCCACCAGGTACGAATACGATGGCACCACGCTGATCGCGTCGCCCACGGCGCCACCCGTTTCGCTGACGCCCTGGGCGTCCTTAACACCACCAGCCGCCGTGGCATAGCCGCCGTCGTAAGCGACGATGCGATTGGCGGCCAGGATCGCAGTGGCAACCAGGGTCAACGCGAAAATCTTTTGGTACTGCTGACCAGAATTGTTTTGTGAGGGCATGGAAGTAAGTCCTTAAAGTTGGAGTGAATCGGTTTGGCCGGTCAGGGTTGCAACGCCATGCCGGAAGCCGCCGCCTTGGCAAGCTCCAGCTTTCGGGCTTTGGAGTACTCTTGTGAAGCCTTGCGCTCTGCACCCGCTGCCGTCTTTTCGTCGGCGGCCAGTTCATCAGCGTCCTGCACAGCACCTGCGCGCTTCAGGTCTTGGGCGTCCAAAGCGCTCAGGCCAGTGACCTCTTCGCCGGGCTGGATGACGGCGCGCACACCGTCCACCAGAGTTGCAATCGCAACCACTGCAATCAATTTAGTCATGATCTGCGTGTGCCTTTAATTCGGGTTCTGGAACAGGAACGCGGCGGTGTTGTACGCCACGTTGGGGCGGCGCTCAAAGGTCGCCCCATAGATCCAGCTCTTGGTGGCGTTGTCGTAGTAAGGCGTCTCAGCGAACGGGTGGTCGGGCAACACATTGGTAAAGCCAAAGGCAGGCTCTGCCAGGCTGATATCGCCACCGCCTGCACCGCCGATATTGGGCGCATAGGCCAGAATGGCGTTGTTGCCCCAGACATCCTGGCCAACACCATCGGCATCTTTGTAGATGGCATCGCCCACGACGATTTCGTCGACTTTGAAAATGGTCTTGAGCTGCTCCATGGTTGCCGCACCGGTTTGGGTGTTTGGCAAATAGCTCTTGAGCTCGGGGTTGCCTTCGATGGCCGTGAGCGCATCTGCACCCAGCACCAGCTTGTTGGGGCGCTTGCCAATCTTCTTGCGGATGACGTTTGACGCCGCCCGCACATCGGTTACCGGCGTACCGGTCACAGCGCTCCACTTGGTGGCGCCAGCCAGTGCCTGCACATGGCCCGCAGCATAAGAGCCGATGGTGGTTGACAGCGCAGACACTTCCAGCTCGTAATCCAGGCCCAGAATGTCATTGGCAGTCACCATGGCAATGCGGCTAACGTCCAGGTAATTGCCCACGTTGAGGCGGCGGCTCTCATCGCTCTCACGGATCAGCTCGCGCGGCATCGGCACTTCGACCGAATACTGGTCAACCGTGTAGGTCTTGCCTTCATACTTGATCTCGACGCGCTTGGTGGCAGTACCCGGTGCGCGGCGCAGGTTGTAGCGCTTGAAGCGCTCATCGCCCAATTGCGCCAGGCTAATGGCGCTCAACGCCTGCGGTAAGCGGGGGAACAAACGTTCGGCGATGAAGCTGCCTTGACCCATGCCCAGCAGCAAGCTGGTCAGGATGGGGCTCTGGTTGAGGCGGATTTGTGCAGGGGTCATCATGATGGGTTGGGTCCTTGAAGTGAGTGGATGTGAAGCGGTGGCCGGTTAGCTGGTAAAGCCCACCACTGCGGTCAACGCCTCGGCGTAGTTGACCTTGTGATCGCGCGCATACGCCTTGGCGCGGGTGTCGATTTCTGCATCGCTCAGACCGGCGGCGCTGCCCGGCACCGACAACGTGCCAGCGGCATGCTCGCCAAAGCTCACCGCAGGCTTGGCGCGCTCAATCAGGCCCTTGAGCCAATCCACGGCGGCCACGGTCTTGGTGGCGCCGCTTTCGGCAAAGCTCACCTCTTTGGAATCGGCCAGCGTGGTCAGCACGGCAACGGCGGCGTCTTTTTCTTTGGGCAGCAGACAGCCGGTCTTGATCTGCGCGTCACAGAAGCTGACGAACCCGGCCACGCGATCGCGGTGTGCGGCTTCAGCAAACTGGGCCAGCTTGGCATTGGCTTCGGCGGCCTCGCCCTCGGCTTTGGTGCGGGCAGCGTCGGAGATTGCGGCCTGTGCCTGTGATGCGGCCAATTGGTCTTGCAGTTCTTTGGTCATACGGATTTGCTCCTGGTTAAAAAGGGGGTCGGACTCAGAAAAGCTCACGGTGCCCGTGCTGTCGCTCTCGGCGAAGTCGGACAGACCGGCAATGGCGGGCGGCTGCGCACCCAGAAAGGCCACGTGGCGCAGATACCACTTGCCGGGCTTGGGGTTGTTGGTGTGGGAGGGTGGGTAGAAGCTGGCGCTGCGTTTTTTGAACAGCTTGGCATCCACCATTTCGGCAAACTGGGGCTGCACCTGGTGCGTGTCCATCGCCAGGTTGCCAGCGGGGTTGATCGCCAGGCCTTTGACCCAACCGTAGGCGGGCAAGTTGTGCGCAGGGTGGCCTACGGTGAGGGGTGCTTCGCGCAGGGCAGGGTCATAGCACTCCACCATGCCAGCCACATCGCCAGCGCTGAAGTTGTGCACCACACCAGAGTCGTCTGTGTGGCGGCCCGCGCGGAAAATCTCTATCTGCGAAGGCAGACTGACGGTGGCGGGAGATGCGGATTTGGAAGGCATGCCGCAAGTGTCGGCAGGCA